CGTCGGCTTCGCGTAACGCGCGAAGCCCGAACCTTGATCTTCTGCCATCGCAAGTGTCCGCTGGTTGCTCATGCGTCAAGTTTGCCGTAGAAATCAGGGGAATAGGGACTTTTGCAGCGTTGCCCTAAGTTCGATCTTGAAACAAAGACCGATGATCTATCGAAAAAGCACGCGACCCAGAAAATAAAAATGGTTCAAACAAGATTAGATCCTGATGTTTCTGTAGTCAGCACAGAACTTTTCAGCATTCAATCATCCGTTCGGCTAGAGGCTGTTCCTGCTTTGGCTAAAACTATTTTTGATGACATTCTTGCCCCAAATGAAGAATCATTTAGCCTTGAAGCAGTCGTCCATGGAATCAACTTTGCGGTCGGCGCCATCCCGCTTCTTGGGAATTTTTACTCAGGCCTGCTGGCCATTCATGGGATAGCAACAAGCAGAAAAAATATACAGAGAAACGCTGACAAACATCTCAAATATCTAGAAGACTACTGCCACGCCCTTAAGATATGGGGGGAGGCCGCGCAGAGTGCCATACGTGTCCTTCAGCCAATTGATGAGCGCTGAAGGCAGAAGGACGGCAAGAGTTACTCAAGACGCTCGCAAAGACGCATGGCTCGAATGAGTTCCGCCATGATGTAGTTTGGCGTTCTCTGGCAAATCACGGTACTGCAATCGAATGCGAGCGGTGTTCTTGTCATGGTGCGTTGGGCGGTCTCAAGATGGTCGGTGGATAGCGCGGTGACGGGTGGTGACTGGCTTCAGGGATAACCCCTTACGCGCGCAGGCGTAGGCGTAAATCGGTAAGGTCGTCACCATCCGTCACCGTCCCGGTCGTTGTCGGTGTCCGTGAAGTGCGGTGGCTGGGATTTCGGGCGTAACGAGATGCCCTGAAAGGCACGTCGTCCGCCATGCAACCGCGTCTGCGTGAAGCTGCGCGCAACCAGGAGTTCGGCGAACCGCTTGATTGATCCGACGTACTCGCCTGCGCGCTCGGCCCACTCGCGCCAGTCGGCGTAGAGATCCGAGGTGCCGGCCCGCGCTTCCTCGTGGCGGAACGCGCGCTCCTCAATCCACTGCCCGAGCGCGTCTTCGGCCTCGAAATACTCCTCGGTCGCCGAGACCACGCTCGCGGGTGGCTGCAGGCCCGTGCGCTGCCACTGCAGGCAACCGGCCAGCGCCCAGGCGAGAATGCCATCGCGCTCGGCCAGCAACTTTTCGGTGAGTGCCGGACCCCGACGCGCGGGCGGGATCGTCACCGTGAACGGGATCAGGTGCATGCGCCGCTTCATCGCCTCGTCGACGTTGCGGATGGCGGGCTTGTGGTTGCCGGCGATCACCAACTTGAACTGCGGCGTGTACTCGAAGAAGTCCTGACGCATGAAGCGCGCCGAGACCTTGTCGCCGCCGGTGATCGCCTTGACCTTCGACTCGTTCCAGCGTCGGCCCTGCTCGGTTTCGACCGAGGCGACGAAGCGCGCGCCGCGCAGGCCGGCGAGATCGGTTGGATGGCGGTCGCCACCTGCCTCCATGAACGTGTCCATCGGCGCATTGGTCGCGTAGTCACCCAGCAACGTCGCCAGCACGTTCACGAATACCGACTTGCCGTTGGCGCCGGTGCCGTAGAGGAAGAACAGCGCGTGCGCGCTGGTCGCGCCGGTGAGGCAGTAGCCCGCCATCCGCTGCAGGTATGCCTGCAGATCCGCATCGCCGCCGGTCACATCGCCGAGGAACGCGCGCCAGCGGACGCAGTCGCCGCGCGGCGTGGCGGTCGCCAGGCGCGTATGGTGCTCGCCGCGGTCGTGCGGCCGGAGCCGGCCGCTGCGCAGATCGACGATGCCGCTAGGCGTGTTCAGCGCGTACGGATTCGCGTCCCAGACCTCCGCCGTCGCTGCATGCCGACGGTCGGTGCGGGCCAGCCGCTCCACCCCGCCGACGGTGCCGCTGGCGGCCAGTTTGGCGGCAAGCCGGTGCGAGTCAGCCTTGAGCGCCGCTTCGCGACACACCGCGCGCACCAGGTGTTGGACCAGGAGCGTCTCGTCGGCCTGCCAGCGCCGCCCCTCCCACAACAGCCACTTGCCCCAGGCCGCGCAGTAGCGCCAGTCCTCGGCGTAGCGGGTGGTGAACGACAGCGCGAGCGCGTCGTCGGTCGCCCAGACCGAGGCCTCCTGCGTCGGCGTCGCGGTCGCCGGCTTGATGCACATGCGCGGGCCGGAGGTGATGAAGCCGGCGACGTCGAAGCCATCCGCCAAGGCATCGGCCGCGTCCCAACCTTCGGGTTTCTCGTCGGGCGGCAGCAGGATGTCGCAGGAAATTGCGCCGATGGCGAGTGCGGCCTGCGCCGCGGCCGTCGCATACTCCCAGCCCGGCACGTCTTTGTCCGGCCACAGCAGCAGCGCCTTGCCGGCCAGCGGCGACCAGTCGGTCTTATCGACCGGCGCGTTCGCGCCATGCATCGCCGTGGTTGCCACGATGCCGGCGTCGATCAGCGCCTGCGCGCACTTCTCGCCCTCGACCAGGACCACGGTGTCCGCGGTCGCGATGCCCGGCTGGTGGTACAGCGGACGCGGCTCCGGTGGCGCCATCTTGCGACGCTTCGCATCCCACGGCCGGAATTCCTTCTTGCCGCCCGGCGGGTCGTAGCGGTACACCACCGCGATCAACTGGCCGTCGGCGTCGAGGTAATCCCACTTCGCGGTCGCCGGGCCGAGGTCATCCATCGGCGGGGTCTTCTTCTGCTTCGTGATCGGCGTCGCGGATGCGCGCCCCAACAGGCGAGCCGCCTCTTCCAGCACGCGCGGAAACTCGGCGTGTACGTCGATCCGGAAATGCGCCGCGATCAGGTCGAAGATGTCGCCACCGTTGCCGTCGGCGCGGTCGGTCCACAACCCCGCCTTCTCACCCGTCAGCACCACTTCGAGGCTGTCGCCGGGGCTGCCGAGCGCATCGCCGATGATGAACTTGCCGCGGCGTGCCTTGCCGGCCGGGAACAGCATCGTCAGCACCGCCTCCAGGCGCGCGATCAGCTCGACGCGGATCGCCTCGCGCGAGTCGTCCTGCGGGTGTACAGGCGTGGCCGGCTCGGCGTCGTTGAAGTCGAGCCAGTCATTCGCCATCGAAGTGCTCCCTCGCCGTCACGATCACGGTCGCGTGGCGATCGCGCCACTGCTCCAGTTCGCCCAGGCGGAACCGGACCAGGTGACCGATGCGGTAGTGCGGCACGCCGCGCGCGCGGCGCTGGACCTTGTTGTTGAGCCATTGCATCGGAATGCACAACGCCTGATGCGCGGCGCGCGCGGCGACCATCGGCTCGTTGCAATCGGGAAGGACATCGGGGGTCATGCGGATCTCCAGCAGCGGTCCTGCCATGCGCAGAAGCGACACTCGAAGTGGGTGGGATCGGAGAAGCTGCGCGGCAGCAGCTCGCCGGCATCGGTGGCGAGCACGATCTGCACCGCGCGGTCGGACATGCGCTGCGCAAGCTGGCCGTCGAAAGGCACGCGCTCGGCGTAGACCTCCATCGTGTCGGCGTTGATCGCGGTGAACAGCGCCGGGTGGGCGTGCAGATCGAGATACGCCTGGTACATCGCGACCTGCGCGGCGTAGACCGGCTTGGCGACGGCGAGCCGGTTTTTCTCCAGGTCGCGCCAGGCCTTGGCGCCGAGGAACTTGCACTCCCAGAGCGCCGGGTAGGCGTAGCCCTCGGGACCGGCGACGAAGACGCCGTCGACGTGCCCCTTGAGTCGGCCATCAAGCGCGGAGAAGCCGAACTGCGTGCCGTCGTCCTGCCGCGTGCGCAGATCGAAGCCCGCGCCGCGCAGCCACGCGACCATGCGCTCCTCGAGCACATGGCCGCGCTCGAAGATCCGCAGCATCCGGCCGTCGGTGTCGCGCCCCGGATCGACCGGCGCGTCGGCGTACTCGTACTGCAGCGCGCGCGTGCATCCGACGCCCAGTCGCGACGCGCCGAGGTAGGTGCGTTTGGGCTCAGCCGCGCGCGCCTGCTGCAGGCCGATGTCGATCAGATACTCGAGCCGTCCGGACTCGCTCGACGATGAGTTGAAATCCAGCATCGGTCGGCCTCAGAAGGGGATGTCGGAATCTTCAAAATCGTCCAGCGGCGGCAGCCCGCGCAGCGCGCGCGACTGCTGGTGCTGCTGGCGTTCGTAGGCGTGGATCACCGCGTCGATGACGTGCAGCGCCTGCCGCTGGGAGTACTGCGCCAGCGGCACGGCGAAGCCGACCGCATCGGCGGCGTTGCCGAGCGCGAGCAGGCAGGCGCGCTGGGCATCGGGGGACAATGGCAGAGTCACGGGAACAAGCTCCTCCAGCGCCGCCGGCTGGTGCCGGCGGCGGGTGTCGTAGAGTTGGTGGAAGGCGTCTTGGCAGCGCGTTGAGCAGAAGGCCCAACGGTGCGGGTAACGCCGTGGATCGGCGGGCGGGTGTCTCAGGTCAAGGTGACCGAACCCGCGTGCCGGTTGGCCGCAGGCCCAGCACCGCACGTGCGCGCCTTACTGCGCCCACGTCGGGCGGCCGGTCGGCGCGGCCGGTGCGCCGGGCGTCGCCTGCGCCGGCACGCGCGCGGCGGCACCGGCGGCCGGCGGTGCGCCCGAGGGGTAGTCGGGCTGGCCGGGCTCCACCGCCTGTTTGATGATGTTCCGCAATTCGTCGCGGCCGTCGCGTTCGACATCGATCTTCGCGACGAACGCGATGCCCTCCAGTTCGTGGAACCCCTGGATGCGCCGCGCCGCGGCAGCCTGCGGGCTGTTGTCCTCCGGCCGGACGTTGCGCGCGGAGTTGAGGATGGCGCGCAGCAGGCTGCGGCCCATGCCTGCCCACGTCGGTCCCTTGCTGCTGTGCAGACCGATGTTCGACCACAGCTTGCGCTTGGCGAACGGGCCTTCCAGCACCACGAACTCGCAGGCCAGGTAGATCGCACCGGTCTCGTCGCTGCGCGTGGCCCAGCCGCCGGTCCAGCCCTGGCTCGGGTCGTTGTAGCCGCCGGGCTTGATCGTCATCCGCACCCAGGCGACGGTGCCCTTGGGGATGAGGTCAAAACTCTGCTGCTGTTCCGCGTCGTTGAAATCGTTCCAGACGGTCATGGGGTCTCCTGCGCGGCGATGGCCGGCGCGTGCGAAGTAGTGGTCGTGGTCGCGGGGCGCGTGAAGTCGAGCCGTTCCAGCGCGGGACGCGCGCTGCCGGCAATCTTCTGCATCAGGCGACCGAGGTGCGGCTCCTCGATCAGATCGAGGCGACCGGAACGGTCCTTGGCCGGGACGCCCCACGGATTGAGGGTGTGGCAGACGAAGGCGCGGTACGCCGTGCCGTCGTCAGCGGCGATCTCGGTCATCGTCACGACCTCGTCGACGATACCCGGCAGCTCAAGGCCGGTCTTGCTGCCGTCGATCTGCAACTGCAGGATGCGGCGGCCGAAGTCGTCGATCTTCTCTTCGAGGATGCCGACGAACCACACGCTCTTGCCGCGGGTGTGCTGCAGGTGCGTGAGCCACGCGATCATCTCCTGGCCCATGAGGCCGTAGGCGCCGCGCATGTCCGGCTTGCCGGTCTTGTCGGAGTACGCCTGCGGCTGGCCCTTGCTCCACTGCAGGCACAACCGGCCGGCGACGGTGATCGAGTCGACGAACAAGGTGTGGTACTTGGCGAGCTGCGCAGGATCGCCGTAGCGCGCGCAGGCGGCGTCGTAATGCGCCTGGCTGTAGGCCTGGTCGTCGCGCAGCGCGGGATTCGGGTCGCCGATGAACACCGCCAGGTCGCGGCACTCGCTCCAGGTCCGCGGGCGCAGGCTGTCGCCGGCCCACTCTTCAACCGCGAGATCGCCCGCCTCCAGATCG